TGTTTTACATTAAACAAAACTTTATTCACAAAAGTGAGTGTGATTACTTTATGTCACTAGCGCCTCGACCTAACAACGATATTAGATTAAAATATGGTGAAGATAATCCTCTATGGGAACATAGAACTATTGATATTACAAATCACCATATTGTAAATAGAGTATCAGACCACATACACAAGGTATTTGGTGTTAGGTTAGAGATAGAAGAGGCACAAATTCAAAACTGGATAGAGGGAAGTGAATCTTTACCTCATACCCATGAGAGGTGGCCACAAGTAGGATACAATTCTTTAATTTATTTAAATAACAATTTTGAGGGTGGTGAGTTTTATACACCAAATGTAACAGTAAAACCAGAACCAGGTTTACTTACATTATTTGATGGTAGTCAGACGGAACATGGTCTAAATAAAGTATTAAATAATGATAGGTTTACATTGATATTCTGGTGGAAAAAATAATATTATGTATGAGCTAAAAGATTATTTAAAGGCAATCAATGAAACTAAAGAACCATTACTAGACACAGATGATATTGTGTGGGAGAAAAAGTATCCTACATTTATCATTAACAGATGTTTGTCTATGTTCTATGATACAATTATGCATAGTAACGAGATGAATGGATTACATTTTCTACCAAAACGGATGCAATTCCACTATTTTATAAATAGTATCCGAAAGAAGAAGCGATTTGGTGGGAAGTGGCTATCACAAAAGAAAGTCAAAGACCTTGAAGTAATAAAAGAGTATTATGGTTATAGTAATCAAAAGGCTAAAGAAGCTCTTAACCTACTTTCAGACGACCAAATTGAATTTATAAAAATTGGCCTGAAAAAAGGTGGGAGAAAAAAATGAGTGAAGATACTATAAATTGGTCGCAAAGTGATATGCTAGAAGTCACTATCAAGCAACCGGACGATTTTCTAAAAGTCAGAGAAACCCTAACTAGAATTGGTGTTGCAAGTCGTAAAGACAAAACACTATTTCAGAGTTGTCATATTTTACACAAACAAGGTAAATATTACATTACACACTTCAAGGAGTTATTTGCCCTTGATGGTAAGAACTCTACTTTAACAGAAAACGATATACAAAGAAGAAATACAATAGCATTATTACTACAAGACTGGAATTTAATAGAGGTAGTTAATACTTCTTTAGTTGAAAACAAGGCACCATTAAGTCAAATCAAAGTATTACCATTCAAAGAGAAAAGTGAATGGAATATGGTCGCTAAATATAATATAGGCAAAAAACCAGAAGATAGTAAAAGTGCAAGTACAACCGTTTAAAAATTACCTAGAAGAAGCTACAGGCGATAAAAAGTTTTTGCGTCTGCTTATCGTTACAGATGAGTCAGAGAGTGGAAAAGAATTTCATACGGCTGGTAGATTAAAAGAAGAGTGTGAGAAGTTAAAATTTCCATTCTATGTCTTTAATGTGACAGGTGGTTATACAACTTATGAAGACGGTGTTCGTAGATTTCATAACAAAGAAGATAAAAAAGGTTTTGAAGTTGGTGCCATGACAGTTGCTATTGTTCGTGGTAGTATTACAAGAAAAGATAGTTGGTTAGACCTTGTGTCTATACTTGAAAGAGCCAATGCAACACTTGTAAATCCAAGAACTACAATTAATATTTGTGCAGACAAATATAGAACAGCATTAAGACTTGCAGATTATGGTTTAACACAACCATTGACCAAGTTAATTAGTGACCCCGAAAAATCTAATGAACAAGTAGAAGAATCAGGTATTAAGTTTCCTCTTATTATGAAAACATTGAGAGGTAGTAAAGGTGTTGGTGTATTGTTTGTCGATAGTCCAAAAGGGTTAGATTCTATTGTACAACTTATACACAAACAAGATGAGGACGCTGACCTATTAATACAAGAATACATTAAAACCGACTATGATGTCAGAGTACATGTATTAGGTGGTAAAGTATTAGCTGCTATGGCAAGACCAGTTATTGAAGGAGATTTCAGGTCAAATGTATCACAAGGTTCAGTACCTAAAAAGATTAAATTAACTGAACTAGAAATAGAAGAAAGTTTAAAGGCTGCTAAGGCAGTTGGAGGTTATTGGACTGCTGTTGATTTTATACCTAGTAAGAATAGAGAAAAACAACCACCATATTTCCTTGAAGTAAACTCTTCGCCAGGTACAGAGGGTATTGAAGACGCTACAGGTATGAATATTGCAAAAGAAGTTATAACTCACTTTGCAGATAAGAAAAATAGATATACAGTACCTACAGAATGTGGTTATAGAGAAATATTAACCATTAAACCTTTTGGTGATATAATATCAAAATTTGATACGGGTAATTCCGGCATGCCAGTTATACATGCAGATAAAATTAAACCAATGTCTAATAAGAAAGTTACATGGACTTTATTAGGTAAAACTATTACAAGTGATATTGTAAGAACTGAAAATATTAAAGTTGGTGGCTTAAGAGATTATGATGAAGACCGATATGTCGTAAAACTAGATGTAGAATTCGCCGGTGGTTTTTACAAAGATGTAGAATTTACCATTGATGATAGAGAAGATAGGACACCTATTCTTCTTGACCGTGCATTTATGAATAGATTAAATGTTATGGTAAACCCACAAAGAAAGTATGTGATAACAACTAAATATAGTTTAGATTAGGAGATAATATGAGTGAAGTGAAGTTATTAAGATTGAGTACAGGTGAAGATATAATTGCCAAAGTAGGAGAAAACGACCAAGGTGTAAGTTTAAACAAACCGTTTGTAATTATACCACAACAAAAAGGTCCTGGTCAACCCATTCAATTAATGATGTCATTGTATAATGCGTTTGGAAAAAGCGATACAGTTACGGTTGCAAAAGATAAGATTGTCTTTATGACAGAACCGAAAGATGATATCAAATCAAATTACGAAGCAAACACAAGTAAGATAATTACTAAACCATCAGGACTTATAACAGAAACTAATTTGCCAGGGTAACACCAATGGTAAAAGTTAATTTTGTTAGAGAGAGTGGTGAAACACTATCAACAGAGGTACCTGTTGGTTACACCATCATGGAGGCAGCTAAACAACTGGATTTACCAGAGATACCTGCTGATTGTGGTGGTTGTTGTGCATGTGCGACTTGCCATATCTATGTAGATATGTTACAATGGCCACAGTTAAAGATAGAAGAGAACTCTTTAGAACAAGAGTTGTTGGAATATGAAAAAGGTTATACAGACAAGTCAAGATTGGCATGTCAGATACAACTAAATGATGAATTAAATAATGTAACGGTGAAATTGAGAAAAGATGAACTTCTATAAAAATGTAATTGAACACAAAGGTAAACTTCTTATTCGTGGTGTCTTAAACGGCAAAGAGTATAAAGAAAAGATTGATTTCGGTCCTACTTTATATTGTCTGACACAAGAGCATTCAGTTTATAAAACACTACAAGGCCAGTTTCTAAAACCTATTGAGTTTACTAATATAAGTGCAGCTCGTAGATTTCGTAAAGAAGTTGCCACACAAAATTCGCCAGTATATGGCCTAGAAAGATATCACTATCAATATATCGGTCAAGAATATCCAACCGAGATTGAGTGGGATAAGGAAAATATTAAAATCTTTACCCTTGATATCGAAACAACTTGTGAAGGAGGTTTTCCAGATGTCGAAGACCCACAAGAACAGTTGTTATGTATCACAGTAAAGAATCAATCTAATAAACAAATCATTACATGGGGTGTTGGTAAGTTTGTAACTGACCGACCAGATGTAACTTATGTCGAATGTAAAGACGAAAAACAATTGATGTTTGAGTTTATGAAATTCTGGATTAAAAATTATCCAGATGTTATCACAGGTTGGAACACCAAGTTTTTTGACTTACCATATTTGATGAATAGAATTAAACTGATTGCAGGTGATAAAGTTGCAAACAGAATGTCGCCTTGGAATTTAATCAATAGAGGTGAAGTTGTTACACATGGTAAAGTACAAACTGTTTACAATCTATATGGTATTTCTATGTTAGATTACCTTGACTTGTATAAGTGGTTTATTCCTACAAGACAAGAGAGTTATAGACTAGACTTTATTGGTGAACTAGAACTTGGTCGTGGTAAAGATGACGCAGGTTATGATACATTTAAAGATTGGTATACAAAAGACTTTCAATCGTTTGTTGATTACAATATTCAAGATGTTGAAATCGTTGACGCCTTAGAAGATAAACTAGGTCTTATTGACCTGTCACTTACTGTTGCATATGATTCAAAGGTAAACTATGATGATATATTCTCACAAGTTAGAGTGTGGGATACCTTGATTGCAAATCATCTTATGCAAAAGAATATATGTGTACCACCAAGAGAAGAGAATAGTAAAGAAACAAAATACGAAGGCGCTTATGTAAAAGAACCAATCATTGGTGGCCATGACTGGATTGTTTCGTTTGATATTAATTCTCTATATCCACATATTATTATTCAATACAATATTTCGCCTGAAAAGATACTTGGTGAATCATCACACGGTGTCAATGTTAATAAAATGATTGACATGAAAGTACCACTTAACTATCTTAAAACAGAGGGTGCATGTTTAACACCAAACGGTGCCAAGTTTAAGAATGATAGTCAAGGTTTTCTTCCTGAAATGATGGAGAAAATGTACAATGAAAGAGTTGTATTCAAACAAAGAATGTTGAAGGCGAAAGCCGAGTATCAAAAGACTAAAGACCCTAAACTTGTCAAAGAGATTGCAAGGTGTCACAATATTCAA